GTGCTTAATTCCATGAACATCCGTAACCTTACGGCGACGGAAGCCCTGGAAAGCACCTTCAGGAATCCTCCCTAACTCCAAGCTTGTTATCAAGTCTTGGTGATAGAGAGGAAGGGTGGCCGTGAAAAACGACTCACCTTCTGCTTTCACTCGCTTCAGGACGGTCTTTCTGTCCTGAATGGTGCTGACCGAGCATTCTCTCCCGATTTCATCGAGTAGAGAAAGCCAGATCTCACTTCGGCTTTTCATGGTTGCCTCCTTTCAGAGGTCGCGCCAGTCCGAAGCGATGTACATTTCTCCTCCAGGCGCCGCTGGTCTATTGACCTGGCGTACGCCCTTCACGACTCATGATTCACCAACTTAGTTTGATTGCCGGCAATAGCCAGCCAATCAATCAACGCTTTCGCGTTGTTAGTGACCTCTGCTGTTGAGAACCCCTGAGGGGGAACATCAACAACGAGGTAGCAAGACATCGAGTAAGGCCTGTTCGTGCTTGGCACGAGCGGGTCAGCCGATGTTTTGCTAACGTCGAGTCGTACCGTCGAGCGGTTCCGGCGTGCTAAAGCGTGCGAAACGCTTAGCACAAGGCCATCCGCGGTGCTTTCAAAAGCACCATGGTGGTCACCGGATTCAGTACGGGCCAAACTCTTGGCTACCGTATTGACCGTGACGGTCTGAGGATCTGTGTACATCACGAGACTTTCTGGCAGATTGCTCCCAAACGGGAACATGGACCTAGCAGGCTGTTGCCTACCAGGCTAAACGCCCTCGACTTAAGCCGAGGGCTGCCAGGATCGACAGCTGAAATGAGCTAAGCCCATCCCAGGTCAATCCAAAACCGAACGGATTGGCTCTTTGCCGCTGTCTAGTACGTTTATTAACCGCACTAAACAGTGTAACAGGGCGCCAGTTATTGCCTGAATCACGATATGCACAATCGAGCGAATACTCGGTGTACACTGTGGTATCAGACATAACGTAGCCCCATGGCATGGTTAGTCCTCCTTGCGTGAACGCATTCAGGTTATGAATGACGTCTCCTGCATTAGAGAACCAATCAAAGAGCCACGACCACGGTGTCAACTCCCACGCAGTATCTAGTCCTGGATTAATGCCATAGGCCTTATCCAAGATCTGAATATTGCGTAAGAACGCGTCAGCGGGTAGGTAGTACGTAAACGCACCACTAAACCACCTATGCGTTACCGTTCTCACGGTAGTTGTCAACGTCCCGGTTTGCATCTGCTGTCCCGTTGGCCCTATCCCAGATAATGAGATTGGGGCCTGATTGGCGGCAGTAGACACGGATGATGTCTCCGTTATACCGAAGTCATACGTCCGTCTGACTAACCGTCCACTATCGCGAACGTATTGATCCTTAATAGAATCAAAGTTCCTGATGCTGTTGATGAAATCCGAACCATCAGAAATGGTCGGAGCCCATCCAAACTGCATATTCAGGTACTCCGAGCCGAGATTACCATCCTGCCTACCAGGCAGTGATGGAAGCCCGTCACGGTACAGTTCGCCAAGAGCGGTCGATAAATCAGAAGCCGGGTTGGTGGGTTCTACTCTACTGATGGCAGTCGCGCCTAAGGCGTTCATGACATCAGCGTTTAGTAGAACTGGAGTAAGTCCTCTAATCCAAATCAGATTATTGGACAAAGCCTCCGCTTGAGTATGTGCAGCTAAAGTTGCCACCTCTTGCGAAGCGCACAAAAGCCCACTATAAATTTGCCAGGCATTGCCTGACACTTGAAAGTAGGCTTTCATCTCCTGTCCGAGGTTAACGATATTAATATCGTATTTTATCCACGGACCACCAATGTCGATTCCAGGGAGAAGGTTGTGAAGCCTCCTCCAAGCTGGATGGTTGTATCCCCACATGTACTCATAACCCGCAGAGGATTCCGCAATCCCCTCAAAGTTCTGGTACACGAACCCGCTCTTTATATCAAAGAGCCGGTTAACGTAATGGCACGAATTCTTCCCATACGCACGGAATTTCTCATCGATGGTATTACTCATCGACTGCAGGTCCAAATCGGCCTGCTGAGGAACTCCAATGCGATGTTTGGAATTCGTGAACTCTTCTAGTGAAGAGCCATACGTTATGGGCATAGGACCACAACCAACCGTTCGGGGACATCTCAACTCAGATCGAGAGTAAACTCTCAACCTTCATCAAGTTGGGTGCTTGGCAGCACCAGCGGGGAGCCTGAAGAGGC